CCACGCCGCCTGAGCGTTTCGGCCTGTCCAAGTCAAGCCTGATGACCATTCGGTTGTTTGTGGCAGTCTTTGTGCGGGAAGGCACGTTCGAGGATGAGGCTGACGACCAAGCGCAGCGCATCATTGATCAATTCCCCATTGACCTGATACTATCCGCCGGAGACGGTCAAATTCAGGTGACAGATATGGGCGACCCACAGCCGGGTGCAATCGACGGCGCATACTTTCGCAAGAACGTGTCGGTCCGTTGCCGCGCAATCTTTCAAAGGACACCTTAAATATGGACAAGAAAACATCCCGCGCAAAGGCTGGTCCTATAACCGGCGCGCGCATCGTCACCATGCCGACGCCAACCGGCACGACACCCGCCATGATCTACAATGGCGATGTGCCTGAGAAGGGTGACGTGCTACAATTCGCAATGTCCAACGGCGTCACTTATTCCGGCACAGTGGCCGACGCTACCGAAGCAGGTGGTAAAGTTCTGGTCGAGTTTACAAACGGCATTCTGCCGGTCCTGAAATAGGCATCCCGCCTATCCACACCCATGAAAGGAAAATATCATGGCACTTACTGAAGGCATCGGCGGGTTTTTGTCCGTCTCGGCGGCCGCCCCCGCAACCTTTGACGCAGCCGGATATGCCGCGCTGTCGTGGACCGATGTGGGTGAAGCATCCGAAGTTCCTGAGTTTGGCGCGACCTATTCTGCGGTCACGTTCACGCCGCTCAAGACTGGCGTCGTGAACAAATTCCACGGCGAACTGAACTACGGGTCAATCACTATCCCGCTTGGCTACGATTCTGCCGACGCTGGCCAGATCATCTTGCTTGCTGCGCTGGCGTCCAAGGACGAAATCAGCTTCCGCGAAACCCGCAGCGACGGCACAATCCGTTATATCATGGGCAAAGTCATGTCATTCCCGCGTGGCCAGTCGGTCGGGTCGGTTAACATGGCCTCTTGCAACATCGAGTTCACGCGCGCCGATGTGGAAGTCGCCGCGCCGTAATCCTGCAACTCCCGCAGGCTAGGGGGGTGAGGCGTGGTTTACCGCATCCCCCGACTTTAACCCAAACCGAAGGATACAAACCATGGATTGTTTCGATTCAGTATCAGCGGCAGAGGCAGGGGCTTGGCTGCACCTGACCAACCTGCGCACAGACGCGCCGGCATACGTCACAGGCAAGGATGGGGCGCCCGACTTGTCCAAGCCTATGCGCATCAAGTTGATCGGCATGGACGCGCCTGCGGCAAAGGCCAAGGAGCGCAAGCGCGCAACCAGCATCCTGAAGCGGCGCGGCGGCAAGATGGACTTCGCCAAAATGACCGAGGCGCAACTTGGTGCGCTGGTCGACGAAGGTCAGGAGGGCATTGTTCAGGCTGCCGTTGATCAGACAATCGGCTGGGAAAACCTAAGCCTTGACGGCAAGCCTGTAGAGTTTTCGGAAGAAGCGGCGTTTGCAATCTATCGCAAATATCCGTCAATCTTGGACGAAGTGACTGAGTTCTTGAAGGACCGTGCCAATTTTTTCGCACAAGCCTAGATGCGCTTTGCCTCTGGGCGCGACAACACGCTTGGTTATGCGCACAGCCGCAGGACATAAAGCAGACGCGGTGGAGTTTTTTGGAGCGGGCAAATGAAGAACCGGACTTTCCTGAACTTCCATTTCGTGCTCATCTTGCGGAATGGCTGATGGATGTGGGACCGGTGATGCAAGGCGGGATGGGGCCGGTGGCCCTGTCCCATTTAGAAATTCAGGCGTGGGCCGCAAATGTAGGGCTGAGGTTTGAAGGCGACGAAGCGCAATGGCTGCAAAAAATGAGCGGGGTTTACGCCAGTGAGTTGTTTGAGTCGAATGGCAAAAACACACCGCAGCCGTTTAGGGAGTAATCCGCATGGATGACATGGCATCGGTCGGGCTACAGGTTGACAGTCGGGACGTGCGGACGGCCAGCGGCGATCTGGATCGCTTTGCGCGCTCTGGTGATAAGGCCAGCAGGTCTGCAAATCAAGCCACGGGTTCGTTTGGCGGCATGGCGCGCGGCGCAAGCAGAATGGCCGCAGGTCTAGGCCTTGCTGTTTCGGCTGCTGCGGCTCTGGCCAGTGCGTTTCGCGGCACCCAGCAATATACTGTTATGACAAACTCACTGCGGGCAATAGGAATGTCCGGCACTGAGGCGACGGCTGCGCTTGAACAGATTGGAGATATTGCAGCCCGGACCCGTGCGCCACTTGACGCCACCGCGCAACTGTACCAGCGTATCAGTATTGCGGGCCGTGACCTTGGCGCGTCATCGTCTGACGTGCTGCGGTTTACCGAAAACGTTGGACTGGCACTTGCTCAAGTTGGCGGCGGCGGGGCTGCGGCATCGGGCGCACTGTTGCAGCTATCCCAAGCCATGAGCGGCGGCATTGTCCGGGCCGAGGAATTCAACAGCATCCTTGAGGGTGCATTCCCGATTGCGCAAGCGGCGGCGAATGCCATTGAAGGTGCTGCGGGATCTGTCGGTCAACTGCGCAATATGGTTATCGCGGGGGAAATTTCCAGCCGGGAATTCTTTGAAGCGGTTCTTTCGCAATCTGACGCGCTGGAAGATGCGTTTGCGAATACGATCCCCACAATATCAGGCGCGATGCAGGTTTTCCGCGATCAAATGACGCTTTCACTTGGGTCGCTCGATTCCATGGTTGGCGGTAGTGAATCGTTTGCGCGGGCAATCCTTTTGATGGCTGAAAACCTTGATGTTGTAGGGGCGACCCTTGGTGTTGCCGTCACGGTTTTTGGCGTTAAATATGTGGGCGCGCTGGCACTTTCCACGACTGCAACGTTTACTTTTGTGGGCGCGCTGGGAATACTCAAGACGGCACTGATACGCACGGGCATCGGGGCGCTTGTGGTCGGGGCAGGGTATCTGGTCGCAATGTTTGGGCGGCTGGTCAAAGGGGCTGGTGGGTTTGGCGAGGCGCTGGACCTGCTCAAGGACGTGGCGGCCGAAGTCTGGGACCGGGTGTCGCTCAGCGCGGATGCGGCTTGGACGCGCGTGAAAGCCGGATGGGCCACAGCGCAGGCTGGTATTTACGATGGGCTGCAAGATGCAACAGCGGAGGTGGTCGGCTGGGCAAACAACACTGTCAACACCTTCGAGGGTACATTTCTTGCAGTGAAGGCCATCTGGGGCGCGCTGCCGGATGTGTTCGAGCGCGTTGGTGCACTTGCAACCAACGGTCTGCTCGAGGTGATGGAGACCGGCATTGCGGGCATCACCGAGGCGATTAACACAGTGCTGACCCTTGGCGGTCGGCGTCCTGAGTGGGCCATCGCAGCCCCTGATCTCTCGGAATGGAAGTCTGCGGTTCCTGAAGCCGTCAACCTGGGAGAGCGGGCGCGGGAGGCCTACGACAGCGCATTCTCGGACAATCCATTCCAGGTGCCTGAACTCTTTGGCGGCATGGCAGATGATGCGCGCGGTCGGGCAGCAGGTTATTCCGAGGCGGCGGGGATGCTGTCAGAAGCAGCGTCCCGCCCCCTCACAAGCATCGCCGCGCTGCGGGACGCAATGGCAGAAAGCGAGACTGCCACCGAACGTGCAGCCGCCGAAGCAGAGGCGATGAATGCAGCGCTGGAAGATATCGGCGGCACAGGCGGCGGCGGCACTGGCGGCGGGTCCGCTGGCAAGGCTGCAAATGCGATCGAAGAAGCCACCACGTTGGCGGGCGGGTCCGCTGGTTTGTGGGCCAATGCAATCGAAGAAGCCACCACGTTGGCGGGCGGGTTTGCCGAGGCCATGGCAGACGGCACGAAATCCGCCGCTGATATGGGGCGCGAGTTGGGCGGATCGTTGTTGCGCGGGATCGGCAGCGTGTCGGATGCGTTCGGTGATTTCGTGACGCGCGGGTTTAAGGACTTCAAAGGCTTTGTGTCGAGCATCCTCGACAGCTTTAAATCCATGCTTTCCCAGATGATCAGCATGGCGGTGCAGAACAAGATACTCATTCCTATTACGACTGCGTTTACGGGCGGTGGTGCTGGTCAGGCTCTTGCTGCGGCGGGCCATTGGGCGGCGGGCGGCGGCGAGCCATTGGGCGGCGGTGGAGGCATCCTAAGCGGCATGCTGGGCAGCTTTGGCGGCGGCGGG